TGCCATTGAATTTTCCATTCATGACCCACGTGGCTGGGCTGGAACGGCTGACGCCTTAATCGACGTAAACGGAACGCTTTGCGTTGCTGACTGGAAAACCAGCGTTAACGCTCGCAGTGAAGAAATGTTGTCCAACTACATCTGCCAAACCGGGGCTTATTCCTTGGGGTTGCAGCACCTGACTGGGTTAAAGCCTAAGTGTGGAGCGGTTGTAGTAGCCCGGCGTAGTGGAGCACCACAGGTTCGGTTGCTCAGTGAGTTAGAATTACGTGGGGCGGAGTGTCAATGGTTAGAGAGAATGAACCTTTATACGGCCCAGCAAGCCCTAAAGAACTAAGTAGAGCACTGGAATGTCTCTATACGGGACAGATGAACGTGGCTATACAAGCCAGGGCATTAAGGATGTCCCTGGAACGTTTGAAGCAGCTGTTCAACGCCTACGTGGCAGAACGCCCCATCGATATCAACGATGAGGACGTGTATGCCGCTGATCTACAAATGACCTGGCCTTTTGCTTAGAGCTGGAACTTAAGAGCCTTAATCGCCTTCAGATGTTCTTTTATTTTCGCTTCGCGTTGCCAATAACTTTTTGAGTGCTTGGCTAGCCATTCATCGATGGCTTCATTGATTAAGTCATCCCTGGAACGTCCATCGATAGCGGCCATTTCGGCCATCGCTTCCCGACGCTTCCAGGTTTCCCAATACCGGAGCTGCTCCACGAAATCGTCGTGTTCCTTTTGAGTGAGACCTGGATCGTCTGGCTGGTTCGCTAGGAACTCTCGCCCTGCATCAGATAGAAAAGCCATCACGCTTCCTGCTGCCAGTCGTACTTATCGACCATCTGCTTGCATCCCTGGCACGTCAGAGCAGACCACGAAAAGTGATGGATGCAACCTATGTGCCCACATTTAGGGCATTTGATAAACGTTCCCCGTTGCTTAGCCCTGGAGCGTGGTGTTACGGGCTTTGACCCTTTCTGGAACGGTACGAAAAACTGGCTCGGCTTGCCATTCATAGTCACGCCATCTTTCCAAGTCAGCCCAATGCAGTGGTCATTAAGCAGGCACTTGATCAGAAACTCCTCTATCCGTGGAGCGTAGATAACAACGTAGGCATCGGATGCCCAGTGGACCGTTTTGCCAGCTAGTACAGCTGTTTTGATTTCGGTTAAGTTCATTTTTCTGAATACAAATAGGTGTGCAGTTTGTGGTGTAGCTTTTCAATCATTTTATACTTGACACAATCAGACGCTTTAATTTGTTCAAAGAAACCCATTTCCATAAATAAGGAATCATGAATGGTTTCTAATTCTTGGTGCGTAAATTCGATGCGGTTCATTGCAGCCCAGGATTAAGTTCTGCAGGATTAGGGATGGAACGTATCCAGTCGTCTTGCTCGCGCTGTTGCTCAAGTTCTTCCAGTTCTTCATCTGTGAAGATCTCAAAAGGGAGTGGAACGTCGTCTGTGTTGGGGTAGTTCATGCGAAGGGAGAAACGGATTGGGGTTTGTAGCCTTGCCATTTTTTGGCTGTATCGATCGCTTTGATGAGCTGGCAAACTTCCTTGTTTTCACCTTTTGCCACTGCTATGTCGAAACGGTGCTGGAGCATTGCCAGCATCGCGGCAGGATCACAAGGGCATTCGTCTATCCCTGGACCGTCATCGGATAGCTGGATCTCCTGCTCTGCCGCAGTGATGTCGGTGTAAGCCGTGGACCGTGAAACGAAGTAACGGGCCGAGATCATCGTGGCTACCGAAGCAGCTGGTACGCCACGCTCAAGCATTGCGCGGGCGTAGCTGAGACGGTGCTGGATTTCTACTTGGGTTGCCATTATTTGCTAAGCCCTGGTTCGTGTGGATAGTCCAGGCCCATAGCACCGGCGAAGCGTTGAAGCAGTTCGATGTCTTCCTTGGTCCGGTATGGGTGACCATGGAGCTGGGCTAGGAAGTCAACGACGGCGTTAGGCACAGCGCCAAACTCACAGCCCAACTGGACCGTGGTGCGGTCTTCGGTGTCCCAATTGTCGTGGGCTGTTACCTGATAGCGGTTAATACTTAGCCGTGAAACGTCTGCGAATGTGTGGACGTCTTCGACTCGGACGATGTAGTTCATGGGTGGAACGAAAAACAGGAATTTTTGGAAAACTGGACGCTCAGTTCCAGAAGTTGCCGAGCTTGAACTCAGCAGCCCACATACGGGCGATGACTTCCGCAGCTTCTAAGCGAACAGGTTTAGGGAATGTGTGATGCCATGCACTAGACATGGATCCATGTTCGCGGTGGTACTGCTTAGCGGCTGGCGTTAGGCAGTAACGCTCGATCGAGTGGATCGCAAGATCAAGGGAGAAGTTGCCCCGCTTGTAATGCTTACTCAGATTTTTAATCACTGGCGCGTACCAGATCTCTACGTTTGTGGCGTAAAGCTCCAGTTCGCGGGCTTCGTCTGAAAGGGTCATGGGTGGACCTTGTTAGGGACTCGTTTACTGTAGCACAGATTAGTAGACATGTGTCAAGCCCTGGAACGGTTAGCAGTTCTCACGGCTTCGGTTAGTATTAGTGAAGCTCCACGATTTCCAGCCTGTGGCTGATAACAACACCGAAGAGAAGAAGACGAGCGTGGCCGATGACGAGTCCAAGCGATGGCGCAAGGGCAAGGGTGCAGCGCATCGCGTAGAGGAAAGGGCACAAGCTGCCTATTCCTACATTTTGGAAGGTGGAACGAGAATTCAGATAGCTCAAAAAATCGTCTCTCGGTTCAATTGCTCCTTACGCACTGCTCACGACGATTACAAACGGGCGATGCAGCTTCTGCGCGAGGAACAAACAGGAACACGTGAAGAATTGTTGAACCAATTACAAGCTTTACGTCTTGCGACGGTGCAACGCGCCTTAAAGAGAGGCCATTACCAAACCGTGGCGACGCTCTTGGGCGACATGGGCCGCGTAATAGGGGAGGCAGCCCCAGAGCAGTTGGCATTACAGGTTCCAACGCTCGACATCCGAATTGAAAACGAGAATCAATCTCAATAGATTGTCGAGGTTCTAGTTACAATACATGTGTACTATAACATTGTAGGCACAAAAATACCCCCACAAAGTATAGTTAACTTTGCGAGGGTTGTTGTTAGTAACTCAACGCCCCCAGACTAACACTTTGCAGTAGCTGTTGTTTGAGTTTTTGTCCATGCAATTTGTGTAGGCTAACTGATTCTGGGAGTTGAACATGTAGCCTCCCAAAAGTGTAAACAAACAGGCAGAGATTGCAGAGAAAAGAAAGAATTTAGTCATCATTACTTTGGGTGAGTAAATGTTAGCAACTGTGTGTTGCTAAATATATTTTAGCCTGGCAGAGCTGACCTGTCCAGGTGTACTGTGCTACTCTGTCAGCTGTCACACGCTCAGAAAATTCTCATTTTTTGCAAATTTTTCTAGTAAATTTGTACTGTGTGCCAGTCGGTGCAACTGTCACAGGGGGGTAGGGTTGCAAAGTAGTACACTTGTACCTAAGCGCGGGGAACTTACTGATACATACCAAATTATTTGCACTGTAGCACACCCCCGGGGGTAGGGGTTGAAAAAGCAGCTAATGTATTACCCATGGCCATACAAAACGCACCCCCACTTAGTCTTCGCTGGGCCCAAGGCCAAGTGTTTACTAGCGACCGCAGATTCCGTGTCCTCGTTGCAGGCCGCCGTTTCGGTAAGTCCTACCTTTCCTGCGTCGAACTATTGCGTGGAGCGATCAATAACCCCGGCGAAACCTTCTTTTACTGCGCCCCCACTTACCGAATGGCAAAGGATATTGCCTGGAAAGTGCTCAAAAAGCTTGTTCCTAAGCCGTGGATCAAAAGTAAGAACGAAACCGACCTCAAATTGGAGCTAGTAAACGGTTCCACCATCGAATTAAAGGGCACAGAGAACGCAATGGCTCTTCGTGGCCGCTCTTTATCAGGAGTAGTCCTTGATGAAGCCGCATTTATGGACGCTGAGGTCTGGTTCGAGGTCATTCGCCCCGCTCTTGCAGACAAACAAGGCTGGGCACTCTTCATTTCTACCCCGGACGGCACCGCTAGCTGGTTCTACGACTTGTGGTGTTACTGCGAAGACGACCCAACCAAAGAATGGCAGCGCTGGTGCTACACAACCATCGAAGGGGGCAACGTTCCAGCCGATGAAATTGAAGCAGCCCGGGCCCAATTAGACCCACGCACATTCCGCCAAGAATTTGAAGCCTCCTTTGAAAACCTCAGCGGCCTCGTAGCAGTCAGCTTCTCCGACGAAAACATATCCCCGAACGCCAAAGACATTTCAATCCAACCAATCCTCCTCGGCGTTGACTTCAACGTGGACCCAATGTCCGGCATCTGCGCCGTAAAAGACGGCGAAACCCTATATGTCTTCGACGAAATAATGCTTACAGGCGGAGCAACCACCTGGGACTTCGCAGAAGAAGTAACCCGCCGCTATGGCGTGGACCGTCGCATAATTGCGTGCCCCGACCCAACAGGGGGAGCCCGAAAAACCAGCGGAGTAGGCGTAACAGACCACGCAATCCTGCGCCGCAGCGGCTTCACCGTCCAAACACCAAGAGCCCCTTGGAAAATCCGCGACAAAATTACAGCCGTAAACACAGCATTAATGGACGCATCTGGAGCGCAAAGAACAGTAATTCACCCTCGCTGCAAACACTTAATCAAATCCCTACGCACACTCACATACGCCCCTGGAACGGGCCTACCTAACAAAAACCTGGGCGTAGACCACGCATTTGACGCATTTGGCTATTTAGTTTTACAACAGTTTAATTTGGCAAAACCGGAGACGATGGGCAGCACGTCTTATCGGCTGTATTAACTCGGCACTCGGACCATATCCCCCTCCCAATGTAAGTAAGCGCCGATGTTTACTTCTGGCGCTTGTGCGGTGTACCAGCGAAAATCACAACTGGTGCAGTGCCTACGACGCACAGTTTCATACGGGCCTTCAACAGTTTTCTTAGTCGTAACGACATGCACGCGAAACGATCCGCATTTGGGGCACTTCAATGTGGCTGCTGACTGGGACGAAGGGCTAGAATAGGCCAAAGCCAAGCCTCGTCATGCCCCAAGGCCCCGGAACTTACGGAAGCAAAAAAGGCCGTCCCGCCAAAAAGAAAAAGGGGTTGTACGCAAATATTGCAGCTAAAAAGAAGCGAATTGCAGCTGGATCTGGCGAAAAAATGAGAAAAGCTGGTGATCCTGGCGCACCGACCGCAAAAGACTTTAAAAAATCGGCAAAGACAGCTAAAAAACCAAAACGTACAAAGAAATAATCGTGGTTTATGTGCCCTGGCGGGTTAGAATCGTGGTATAGAACCTTTTACGCCCAGCCATGGCCATCCTTCGTGGTGAACAAGGTGCTGTTCAGTTTGACGCTGCTGGATCTTCCAACGCCACCATCGTTGGAACCCGTAGCTGGACGCTAAGCATCACCAAAGACACGTTAG